TAAAGGAACAACTAACGTAGCATCACCAATATCAGAAATAAGTGGTTTTAGTTCGCTTATAAGTGCTGTAACCTGTTGGTCTTTTTTCTTTTGATTGTTATAGATTTCTTCTAAAACATCAGAGAATTTTTTATTTTTGAAAATTATATTATCAAATTGTGACATAAATATACAATTAGTTTCTTATAAATATGAAACTTAAAAACTTGTATATCCGTGTTCTAAATAAAATATATAATTTTTTTCAAAAATATCATATAATTGATTTGCTATTTTAGTTATTTTAGGTGTTTTAGCATCAATCTGTTCACGGATATAAATGTAAAGTGCTTTTTTATTAAACACATCTAAGTTTTCTCTTTTACGAAATAATTCTAAAATTGCATCAGCTATTTGAGCATCATATTCTTTAGGAAATAATTCAAAAATACGTTCTGTGCAATAAACAGTAAACTCATCTATAAAAGCTGATAGATATTCATCATTAGATACTTCTTCAATATCATAAGAGTGATTTTCATCTTCTTCTAAAACATCTATAGATAAAGTATCAATACGTTTTTTATAATTTTTCTGGTTAGATAATATTAGGTAACGTTTAGCAATAGTACCAAAATATGAGTAAGCTTTAGCTCCTTTAGTTTGGTCATAAAGATGCATTTTAGTAAAAAGAAAAACTTCAACCTCATGCTGTAGGTCTTCAATATTATCTACCTCAGTATAATAGAATTTAAAAGTATGGATTATATTTTCGGATAATTTTTTAAAGGCTTTATGGATTTTTCTTTCATATATTCTATTCTTTGTAGCCCAATCCTCAGTATTATTATATAATACAATAGAATCCTCAGTCTCTTGAGTAAAGTACTGTACTCCTTTTTTCTTTTTTACTACTAATGTTTCCATTTATTTAAGTTCCTTAATAATAAAGGCATTCAAAATAGTTTGAATACTTTTAATTTGTTCAAAAACAAAACCCACTTCATCATCGGACTTAAAAGAACCTTTGTAGTCTACTTCTTTTAATTTTTTATCTGCTACTTCAATAGTATCTGAGATTTTGTTTAAGTAGGTCATATAACCTGCTAAGATATCTTCTTGTTTTTCATTTTTCTTAAGAAGATTAAAGGTCGTGAATCCAAGAGTCACGACCAATATAGAGAGAATAATAATTGTTAATATCATAAATTATCTAACATGTTTTTTAATCCTTCACTTTTTATACTGCCTAATGCTTTAGATTTAGTAGCTGGTGTTTGGATTGATTTTTTATTAGTTTCCAAGGTAAATGACTTCTTTTGAGTTGGCAAGTTACCTAACAATTTTGGTAACCATTCTCTTTCAAACTCAATACGAGCAGCCATCAAATCCGCTTGATGAACAATGTAAGGTAATGAGGTACGTGGTTTTTGTTCTGGCATGTAGGTCATAAGATATTTCTTATTTGCCTCATCATATAAACCATCATGAGTCTGAATAGTAATCATTTCATTAAATGTATACTGGATACCATGAGATTGAAGTAAATATAATCCTCTATCAGGCACACTAGCAAAAGGAATTCTATCATTAAACTTATAATCTTCTCCTAATTTTTCTTTACGCCATTTATCATCTTGAGGAATATAAGATTCATTTTCTTCATCACCCATTTTTCCCAGGTCATGATTAAGTGCAGAAAATACTAGTTCTTCTTTAGTATAAGTAGAAATATCAGCCCCCATTTGAGCCCACAATTCATGAAGATGAAGAGCACAAGTAATAACTCTATTAACATGTTCTACATATCCTCCAGGGAAAGCATTATGATATTCTTTTTTATGAGCAGCCGGCATCAACATTAGACGCTCAGAATATTGATTATAAAATTCAATTAATTTATTTTTACGAGGTTCAGAAATATGGTCTTCAATAAAACCTAATAACCTCATCCAGTTACTTTGGATTTCTTCAGCTGTTAATTGCATATTAATAAGGATTAATTTCTCCGGGACCTAATGGTTCTTGTTGTACAAACGCTTTAGCATCATCAAGATTTTCTCTCATCTCAATCATTATCTCATTCACCGCATTCCAATCGTTTCTCCTAAGCGCTAATTGTAGTTTCTCAATTCCTCCCTCTACTCTCTCTAACCGTCTCATTATTATTTCTCTGTTTTTCATAGTTATTTTTTAAACCCGTATCAATAATATAACATGGGAAAAAATGAAAGCCAAACTTAGGTTAAAAGGAGTTTTACAAACTCTAAATTTCGCTTAAGATGAGCGCATTTTTCATATTCTTCTTGCTCTTGAAAATAATTTATTGATAATTCTAAAGCTATTTTTAAATGAATATCTGAAAAATGATAAATAGATTCTTGGTGTTTTTTATCCTCGGGGTCAACTTTTTTAATATATTCCCAAGCTTTATTAAATATAACATATTCACCTGCTCTATCTATATCAACTTGATCTAATCCTTCATCTAATTTTTCAAAGAATTTTAAAAGTTGATTATTAAATAGATTATGATTATAAATAATTTTTTTAAACATCCCAACCCAGTATAAAGGATGTTTCTTGTAGTTGTCTACAAGTTGAGTATATTCCTCTTGAGACATTTCTTTACTATTGTCTTCTTGAGGTGTCTCAAATAATCCAAATACTTTATTTATATCCACATATATAAATATAGGCGCTATATACTTTTAATATAACGCCTATATAGTAAGACCTTATTAAGGTCACGCAAATTGTCGATACTAACCTATTTGTGGGTCTAAATGGTCTGGAATGCCATCACCATCTACATCTGCAATCTCACCATAACCAAAAGCTTTCATAAAGCTAGCTACTCTTTCTTTTAAATCATTATCTGAATCTGCAAACCAGTCTTCTTTAATTAAATCATGACTTAATACTGATATTAAGGCTGTGTAAAGAACCTCTACATTTTCAACAAGATAAATGTCTGGTGTATGAAAATCTAAACTGAACGCGTAATCATCTATTTGAGGGATATTTAATAAGTCATCTATTTTACCTATTTTCTTTTCTGTAGGTACTACGCCTCCAAACTTATGAAAATATTCACCTATGTAAATATACCCTTGTCCTTCTTTTAATTGAAATTCGCTCATTATTTTAATAAATTATAATATTCGTTGAAATGTTTAATACGATCAGGTAAACCAATTGTACCACCGTTTACTCTTTTAGTTACTGCTGTTACTGTTCCTTGGTCAGCTCCTTTATCACAGATAGCCCATAACCCATTCTTATTAAAGAACCAAGCAGCAGACATTAAAGGATATTTAGTAGCAACTAAATCAGGATTATTTATAATCTCTTCAGGAACAAAAGCGTCAAATGCTTTATAGTTATCTTTACCTGTCAATTGGATATAACCACGACCTCTAAATTTAAATCCTTCTTTAGTAGCTTCAGCGCCATTACCCATTCTACCACCGTAAACACGAGAGGCAATAGCTTCAGGTTTACGAGCGTATTGTTCTGCTAAAGCCAAAGTTGGGAAGTATTTTCCAAAAATACCCATTAAACCTTTAGAACTGTAATTTAAGTTTTCTGAAGTTGCTTTCCATCCTCCTGATTCGTGTCCACACTGGGCCAAGAAATGAGCTAATCTTAAAGGATTAGTAATATTAAATTTAGCAGCAGTATCAGGAATTTGAGCTAAAACAGCATCAGGAATGTGTCCTTTTAATTTATCTAATTTAAATGAACTAGAAGGAATAGCCGCAGGGGCAGGAGCAACCACAGGTGTTACACCCATAATTTTATTCCAAGTTCCATCTCCCACTATACCATCTGCTACTAATCCATTAGCGGCTTGATACTTTTTTACTGCCTCTTCAGTTTTAGGACCAAAGTTACCTACAGGGTCAACTCCTAATTTAATTTGAAGTTGTTTTACCTGTTCATTATTATCACCTTTTTTTAATAGCATAATTATTTATCTTTGTGTTTATCAATTTTTTCTAAAATTGTATTTAATACAGAATGTTTAATAAAACCAGCAGTTGATGCATTTTTTAAAACACTTATTAATTGGAAAACT